CATTATTACCTTAGCCAACCTCTTCTTCCTTTTCCTCATTTTCCCACGATGCCCACATTTCAATCCGCACGGTGGTGTTTCACCGTCAATGGTACCTCGTCGTCGGACGAGAGATTGGAGAGTCTGGAACAAGACACCTCCAGGGATTCGTTATCTTCCACCAGGTCCAATCCAGAGCTGCCGTCTCTGGTTATATCGCTCGAGCTCATCTTGAGCCAGCTCGAGCAAGTTCTGTTCAGGCATCAGACTATTGTAAGAAGGATGGAGACTTTGATGAATACGGGGTCTGTCCCCGTTCGGGACAACGGTTCGACCTTCAGGCCCTACTCAAATGGGGCGACGATTTCATCGCGAGCCACAAGAGGGCGCCGACGGCCCACGAATGTGCCGTGGAACAACCAGCGGCGTACCTCAAGTACCCCAGACTCATCTCACTCTTTCAGGCCCGTGCACCCCCCCCCGACTTTGGACGAGAAGGAGAACGACGACCGTGGCAACACGAGTTAGAAGATGAATTAGAAGGTCCGTGCGAAAACGACCGTCGCGTAACGTTTATTGTCGATCAGGTCGGAGGCGCCGGCAAGACTTGGTTTCAGCAATGGTTCTTGTCGAAGAACCCTGCTCGCGCTCAAATTGTGTCAATTGGCAAGCGTGATGATGTTGCACATACAATCGATGAGACTAAAGAAGTCTTTTTCTTTGCCGTTCCACGTGGACAGATGGAGTTTCTTCGTTACGAGATTTTGGAGATGCTGAAGGATCGTATGGTCTTCTCTCCCAAATATGCCTCTCGGATGAAATTTCTAAGTGTTGTCCCACATGTAATTGTTTTTTCGAATGAATTACCGGACATGAACAAGATGTCGCTAGACAGATACTACATAAAAGAGGTGAATTAACAGTATGCAACGTTAGGGTTAGGGTATTGGGTTTAAGTCTTAGGTTCTTTGAAGTAACAAATAGACCTGATCGTGTACGCGTATGCATCAGGTTGAACCGGTGCGAAAGTACCGGCGAAGATCTCATCACACCAATGACAGAGCCAAAGAGATCCACTATCAATATCTCCTCCGTCCGTGTAACGGATCTGCCTCTTAACCTTAAGCCACCAGTCCATATTCATGTAACTGTGGCCGGAATGGTCATTGTAAACAGTCCCTGCATCAGAGTTTGGAATCAAGCGGTAACGTTTGTGACGCAAAACCGTGAACTTGTCGGGATTGATCGGCAAGCAATGCAATTCGTTGGCCGATCTTGCGGTAGTGAAGTCTTCACTCCTGGAGTTCTGATCGAAGCCTCTGAAGAAACCAAGTACACTTGGTGGCAAGTCCTGATTTTGAGTTTTCTGCCCGAGGACCGCTACGTTGAGATAGAGTGGCCTGGCAAGCTGATTTCTGAATTCCAGGCAGAGCTTGACTCCACGCAGGTTGACAATCTGACGCCTTCGGTTGTTATTCTGGTTTAAAGCAGATTTCTCAGGTATGTTGTTGATCAGATGAGTAGTCAACGTTCTTGTGTCCCCTTGCGTAGCGTTGAGGATTGTGAACGCGTAACGCTTCTTGGTTGAGGAGGAGCCGACTCGCTCTCCGATGTTTGTTCGACTGAACTGCTCCCTGTTCTTGCCGCGGTAACGGCGGTAAGCCTTCCAGATGCGTCTACCCGCGCGAATGGCCGTTGGACCATAAGCACGAGCGTAGCTACCAACACGATAAGCAGTCCTAGCACGCTTATAAGCACGTGTGGACATGGCTGCCCCGATGAGGGCACGCTTAGCACCATAAGCAACGATCGGTCCGTACGGCATGGTTGTTTTATTATGATGCTGTTGTGTGTTTGACACGATTAAAATTCATGTGATAGAATTTTTTACCGGGTTTGAACAGTCCCGGTTGGCTAAGCCC